ATTATATAGTTATCTCTGAATAGATAGCGTATGCGTGCGTACAATAAATATAATTATACCAAGATTAAGATAGTTGCAATTAGAACGGTGCTTGATCATTCTTCTTCTTATTGTATTCATCGCGCACGATAGGAGTTTCATTATCGAATGATTCAATGCTTCCACTCTCGGTAAACTTATTAGGATTGTATGTGGTTTCTTTTGGCACAGGGAATGCCTGCTGTTCCAACCTTAAACTATAATACCTGAGTCGACTCATGTCTGCACCGAGGCGTATATCACCTAATTTACCATCCCTGTGTTTAGCTATAATAGCCTCTCCATGGCCGACTGTAGAAGATCCGTCCTCGTATGTATAAATTTTATAGTACTCTGGCCGGTAAAGGAATATGACCACGTCTGCATCCTGCTCAATAGCGCCTGATTCACGTAAATCTGACAATTGTGGGCGCCTATCTCCCCCTCTGGTCTCAACACTCCGACTCAGCTGAGATAGTGCCATAACGGGAATATCAAGCTCTTTAGCTAATAACTTCAGGGAGCGTGATATGTTAGCGATTTCCTGCTCACGATTACCCGATATTACATCCGCGCTCATTAACTGCAGATAGTCGACCACTATCATCGCCAGATTGGGATTTTTCATTTTGTGAGTAATCGCCTTCGCACGGAGCTCTGAGATGGACATATTATTATCTTCAATATGAAGATTATCGTCGTATAGCTTTGCGGACTTATTTTGTAATATCGCAAACTCTTCGACTGTAATTTCTCCTCTTTTGGCTTTTGTAAGGCTAATATCACTTTCACCGGCGATAAGTCTCATCATTAGACGAACAGCGCTCATTTCGAAGGAAAACACCAATACAGGAAGATTTTGATTAATGATGATATCCCGCACGGCCGCAGACATTGCAAAGGCCGTCTTTCCCATCCCTGGACGAGCAGCGACAATGATCAGATCCTGTTTTTGCCAGCCAGCTGTCGCATCGTCTATCTCTGGTATACCAGATGGAACACCAGTGATTCCGGGATTATTCATTGCATGCTCAATCATCGCTAATGCTTCGCGATAATTCGCTTTACCGCCCGTTCCTTTGCGCATGGATAGCGCTTCCTGTAATTTCATTATTTGTCTTCCAGCTTTATCAAAAAGCTCAAAAATATCTACAGTTTCATCGTATGCATCGCGCTCATTGCGGGTGCTGATGTCAATAAGTAACCTCCTTATCCACATTTCCATGAGAATCCTCATGTGAGCTTCAATATTGGCCGCAGAATTTACCTTTGAGGTGAGCTCTGTGACGTAGTAAGCACCGCCAGCCGCTTCAAGATGACCAGACTGACGAAGTTGATTTGTGACCGTTAAAATATCAACTGTCTGGCCCGTTTCGAAGATGTCTTTGATTGCCTGAAAAATCATCACGTGCCTTTCCAGGTAGAACACACTGGCATTCTGAATCACCTGAATACCGACCAATAATCCACTCCGTTCCAGCATCATAGCTCCCAATACTGCCTCTTCCAGATCAATCGCTTGTGGCTGCAACTTTCCTAGACCATCAATGCCAGTCGGCAGCGGTCTTATCAGTTGGTTTTTTTGTCGTTGTGATCTGCTGTTTCCCTGTTCCATTAATCAAATTTTGCTGTTTGTCCTTGAAAATAAATTCACACCATTTCGCCCAGGAATTGAGCATATGCTTCGTATCGGAGAACGCTGTGCGATTGTCGGAATGATGTTCATCCCACTTCGACAGCTCCGCATCAATCTCATCAGGGCTTAACCCGTATGTTTTTGCTTTATCGACCAAAATCCGAGGAAACAACTTCCTCAATACCATCGATGGCGATTCCGTTACAATTTCACCTTCTCCCAAATTCGGTGGTGGTACTTCTTTACTTTCATTTATTTTACTTTCATTTACTTTACTTTGTCGATTAATGTCGACATTAAATACCTCTGAACTATCGTTTATGTATACATTATCGCGATTACTGCACACATAAACATCTATACGAGGATTTAGCCGTCGCTTCGTAGCTGCTTTGTAGCGTTTCTGTATGCCTGCACTCGTTAGTATCTTATCCGAATCAAACAGGGTTTTATCAAAAAACTCCCACTTAACTAAGCGATCGACTATCCCGTCAAGCAATTCCGCGCTACATCCAGGCATACGCTTTAAGAGCTTCATTTTCAACAGATCGTTCCATACAACGAAATATCCATTACGGTATATCGCGCATAACAGCTTCACTGTAGCTAATTCACCCTTAATTCCAAATTCCCCGGCTATCGCCTCAATCTTCTCATCCTCGAAGAAATCAACATCGAACGAGAAGTAATCTAATCCTTCTTTTAGTGGCGCGCCCATCCCGCAAGCCCTCCCGCGCTATTTATCATCACCACGACATCACCATTTTTATTCAATTCCAAATCGATAAGACTCTCACTGCAGCCCATATTGACAATAATCTTTTTAACCTCAGTTTCAGCCCTTCGTAGTGAATTCTGGAACTTAATCAACTCGTAGAGCATAGGCTCCCAGGGACCATGTAAATCATTTCTGTCGCCTCGGACCACTATGGACCAATCATAGAAATCCTTTAATTTTTTTGTCGCTTCTCTGTAATCCTCTATTTTCATGTATCGTCGCTATTTTACAATTCATCGGTCAAAATAACCACCTGCGCCGGAGCACGTACCTCTCCATCCACAAAATCAACTTCTTTCAACTCTACAGCCTCCAACAGGCTAAATCGGTATTCATCGTTAACCTGGCAGATTACTACATCCATAGTATCTGGTTTGTCCTTTAATGCTTCTCTTAGTTCTCTTACTGTCATATGTCTTATGTGTCTAAAATTTAGTTTTCTATTGGTTCTCTGGGAGGCAAAACATGACTAACTTTTTTATTTGGGTTCCGGCATCGGCCGCCAGTACTGAGGGTAATCCTCTTCATATACCATATTCCCATAAAACCCATTAAATATTGTCCATTTAGTACCATCAGAAACTTCTCTTCTGAATCCAATGGTTACAACCTTAGAATCCATCTGGATCAATACAATCATTCCAAAGGCAGGTTTTTTATCAATAATATCTATCCAGCCGGTATCTGTCATGCTTCTTCATCCTCTCCAATAGGTCATAACGCTCCCAATCACATCCAAACAGCACATTATTACTATTCCGGAAGGTGTGAACGTGATCACCATCCACTATTAGCTTCTTAGCCTGTTCAAAGGTTACTGGCTTCTTTCTTTCCTCTTCTTTCTCTTGTGTTGTTTCCATAAAATTTAGTTTGGCTTCCGCTCCGGGAGGCAAAGTATGACTAACTTTTTTTGGTTATGACTAATTATTGTTTATCTAAATACCATGGTATTTCAGTATTATGCACTCCACGAAAAGGAACCGTTTTCTTTTCGATGAAAACAACAGACCCTTCCTGTATTCCGAAGTTTGATTTCTCAATAAAATATTTATTGGTAGCTTCATAATTATCAGGCATCGCTTCTGTGAAGTACCAAAGATCACCATCCTTCCAGGTAGCATTAACCACTCTGTAATTTGGTTTCACTTCGATCGTAACGTTACCACCGAATCTCTTTGCTCGGGAGTTCTCTGTGCAGGATAACAGCATGGCTGCGACTGCGAGTAATAGTAAATTCTTTTTCATTTTATTTTGTTTAAAAAACTATTTTATAATCATGTTCGTACCACCGAACAATTAGTACGAAACTTAAATCAGACCCATACTTTAAAATTCTAATAAAGAATTTTATATTTTCAGCATCCCGCCAACTTATGATTTGAAAACATCTTAAATCGTCAATCATTTTTTGAATAAGAATACTTAAATCCTTGATGGACCTGTCATGGAAAATTTGACCGTTTGGAAAATAATAACCTATTATATCCTTAATATTTTCCACTATATCCGCATCAATTTCTCTGCGTTTTAAAGGCTGTATTATATATCCAATACTTACCATTATTCCTCAGCTTGTTTACACTCTTCAATAAAATCTTCACTTTGTTGACACACCTTTCCACATCGCTCACACCACAACTTCGCGTATTCGGCATATCCAACTAACCCGGATGATAACTGTTCGGGAGTGGCAGGAATATTTTTATGAATAGCACTAGTCCAATCGTGACCGAAAAACCAGCAAATGAATTTAATCCAGGTCTTTTTCATTCAAGGTTTAGATTTTGATAATTCGTTCCCTTTATAATCAATTACTCTATATCCCTCATTGTCCGTTCCGAGACTAATCCAGGCAGCTGTTTGACTTGGATATTTCTTAACATCTACCCATTCATTGATACTAGTGTCCCAATATTGAAGGGTTACCAAAGAATTATCTTCCGGCTTTTCTTCTAACTCGTTTTCGGGATACTCATGAATACCTAATTCCTTTAGACGTTTCCTGGCATCTTTCAAATCATAAAGAGCACTGTCAACTATCTCTTTTAGTTCAGTAATCTCATCATCTGTCTCGATTTCTTTTTTCTCCTCTTTAAAACACTTCTCGCAGATGATAATATTTTCATACCACTTCTCAGAAGCCCATCCATCCTGAAGGTCAAAGAACTCTTTACAATGATCACATCTGCAAGGCTCTTCCATATTACTCGTGTCTATTATTTCCATTCGAAAATGTGATTTACTTTCTTCTTCCAGAACGTGACTTACTACTACTGAAATAACTCTTCCGGCTTTTCTTCGTGTAGTTATATTTCTTCTGTGTATTGTAAGTAGGTTTGTTCTGATATCCGGTACCACCACCCTGCTGATTAGAAGGAGATGTGGTATACTCACGAGTTACAGATTTAGGTGCGTCTTGACGCTTGCCACAAGCAAATACTATAAATGCCAGCAGGATTATACTTATCGTTTTCATAGTTTTTATACAATTGGAAATTCTCTTACTCTTAAATTCTCCGGCCACTCCTCTGGATCTCCACCTAATCGATCTTTTAAATTCATCTCCTTTGCTAAATGAGATCCAAGTTGCTTTACAAATACTGATACCTCGCTAAATCTGCATTGATTAATAATAGATTCGATCCAACTAATATTACATGGTCTATACTGATGCTTACCAGTAGCGTTCCCACTTTCACCACCTATTATTACCCAATCAATTCCAATAAAAGAATCGCCAGGATCAGCCCATTCTATCGGCCTTCCGTTATCATAATCTGTAGGAAAGTTATAGCCATCCTTTACTCCTTTATTTGTAATATCCATTGGACCATACAAAGGTTCTATACTTAGAAACTTTATAAACGCAGGTACATCAAATAATAGAGGTATTCTTTCCTCGGCAGCTTTCTGACAACCCACTGACGTGCCAAGCCACACATTTTTCCACCCTCCATTCCAGTCAACAGGCAAACATTGTTTAATTCTTTCCGGCCGCTTTGTAAGAATTTGAAAAGTATGCTGAGGAGATCTCCGGATAATATCCCATGCCTCATCACGGAACGAATCAATATCCTCATGGAAGAAATCAGTAAGCGATGAAGTAAATATTTTTGATGGCGTTTTCAGTGTTAATGGAAGATTGAAAACTTTTTTAGTTTTTGTCACGGTTTTCGCGTCATAACCATAGCGATCTCCCTGCCTGTACATGTAACAGAACTTACAATCTTCGTCTACCTTCGTGCATCCTACCGCAATATTCCAGGTAGCATCCGTCCACTGTATTTTAGTTTTATTTGCCATTACTTAATTTTTCAATCTGCTTCATCCCCATTACTATTTTAGTATATCCCTTGTAACCTTTTTCGAAGTGAAAATTCCCTACACTGAACCCGAACGGAAATCCTATAAGCGTACCAGATCCGTAAATAATAATACTGCGTACCCCCCCCAATTACTGATCCTTTCCATTATTACCTGTCTCTGAAAAACCTTATTTGTAGGGACCAGAAAAGAAACATTGTCACTTATTTCGAACGACTTTTCGAGGAACTTATCGAAGATGGAGTATGGTGGATTTCCAATCACCCAATCGACTTTTTTATTATAATCAAAGAAGTCTAACCCCTCCTGTAATTCACAATACTCACTCCCTGCAGGCATTTGATTGTAAAACGATCCATCACCTTTGCACGGATCTAATAATTTCCCTGAGGGCTTCAGAAACTTTAATATTCCAGCAGAGACATTCACAGGCGTATACACCACATCTGATGGTACCGGAGTCTTTTCAAACATATAGCCCTGTATTAACATTTCTGCAAAATTTTATCTACCAAATCAATTCTCTTTCCTATCCACTTCATCACGAATGTTGTCATGCTATTTCCTATTGCGCAGTAACGATCAGTATCAGTAGCACTTGGAATATTTGTATAGTTATCCGGGAAACCCTGTAATCGCTCACACTCCAAAGGAGTAAGACGACGAACTCTGGGACCAAAGATGATCGGTTTATGTCCGTGTGATTGTGCCCTAAAAGTATTTACAACATCATTGGACACGTTCATTACACCTCCACCCTGATCATTCAGAACAACTATCGTATTCCTCGTGTTTACTCCGCATTCCCGAAATCCTTGTAACAAGGTTGCAAAATCTGAGGTTTGAGCACAGTCGTACCCCCCCCCCAATTCCTCCTCCGGCTCCGTCTGATCCGTCAAGGTATACCTTACTTTCCTCGTCATCTGAGAAAGAACTATAAACTCCGGGGACATTTTCCCAAACGAACCACCGTGGCTGTTTTGCAATAAGAATCCGACAATATTCGAGGGAAAGGTTACCACGCTGGTCACCCAATCCTCCTCTGAGACCTGCGACTGAGAAAGATTGACAGGGAGTTCCTCCGACAAGAAGGTCAATTGCTGTGTTTTTGAATTTTTCTTTCTCATATACTTTCGTCATGTCTCCGAGATTTTCCACATCGGGATAATAATGTTTTAGTAACCTGGAAGGAAAATCCAATCCCTTTGAATAATCATTTTCCGGATCATACTGGCTAAACCATTCGGCCTGCCATCCTAGACCTTCCCATGCTACTGTAGCGGCTTCAATTCCTGAACAAACAGATCCGTAATTCATCCCTTTATCATTTGTTCTCTCCACATTTCCCTCACAGTCTTAGGCTGTGCAAATATTCCTGTTTGTTTTCCGGTAAGAATCTCCGGACTACCTTTTGATTTCTTCTTTTGCTTAGTAGCAAGCTTCCACTCCTTTTCAAATTTTACCGCATGTACTGCGATCATCTTACCATCTTTGGGCTTGTCACTAACAAATATTATATGACCATCGGGATCACTCATTAGATAAGCGATAGGAGGCTTTCCTGACATCTTACCTATGTGTATGAGCTTGTCACCCTTCTTCATTATTTCTTGTGCTTCTCAAAAGAAATTACCCATACCCAGGGATTACTATCCCAACTCTCCTGACCATTTACTTCAATCCAGAGTTTCTGAAATCCTTCGTAATAAGACTGAGCAATTATTTCGGTACCACGAACGAAATAATAACCGCTATCCTTATCGAAGAAAACTCCTTCACGCTTGCAATCCTCTTCAGATATTTGCTGTACGCGCTCTACTCCTACACCAATATTTTTTAACCATATTCTGGTAGCTACTTTCGGTAGGTGAATACTTGGCTTCCAGTTTTTAGTATCGGGATTCCAATGATTAGCTTTATATATATAGTCACCGGATAATTTTCTCCATGTTTCACGCACCCAAAGCAAATCCCCTTTCTTACCATACCGACATTTCCACGCTTTATCCTCTCCGGTTAAATCATCCGTTCCGTGCCATCCTTCCAAAGGAGAATTAACATACATTGGTAACTCCGAATGATTATGCAGTCCCGAATCGTCAGGCTGAGGATTAATTATCCTCCTGGTCTGATCTTTCAGCCCCTCCTCAATGGACTGAACCATCGGGGTACTAAATAATATTGGATGTTCGGTATTCTTCATAATTTGTTTATAGTAAAAGAGTCGTGTCAGTCTTTACCGATGATCAAGTCATCACTATCGTCCGTATGGTTATCCCTCTTTTGTTTTTCGTTCGCGGGCTCCCTTGACCAATTGCAAGCACCATCAGCAGCCACTTGTCGGCTTATAACTCAATAACTGAACATCCCCAATCAGCAAATACTTTGGACTGTTCTCCGAGCAATCTCTTTGCTTCTGACTCTTCTAATTGGTATAACTCAGGACTGTCCAGATAGAACTCTACAGTACTGCTGGTAGCTTCACAACAGATGTAAACAGTGAAGTCCAGGCATTCCTCTCCTTCGAATATTGGAGCGTGAAATTTTATAGATTCTGGTAGGTATTGAGAAACCTGTTTTTCCAGGAGCATTTTAAGGTTGCCGCGTTGATCCTGATTATCCTGAATTGTAGTTTCAATTTTAGCCGTGAAATTCAGAAGGGCGGCGATGAGTTTGTTGTATTGATCTTTGATTTTATCCTCGAAGAGGAAAGGATGACGGCGAAGGATCTTAGCCATGTCTCTATTGGTGAATTTCTTTTCACCATTGATATTAAATACTTCGAGTATTTTGGCAGGCTTCAGAGACCCTGAAACAATAGTCCTATCAAAGGATCTTTCGTTTCCATAAAAAGTAATGGTAAGCTTCTTTTTGTCGACCTGCAGATTACAAGTTTTAGGATCAAACTGATCTTTTTTGGTATCGATAAATTTAGCAGGTGCGGAAAGCGTTCCTGAGATGTTGATATTTACCGGTTCTTTTGGATCGATAGTTTTACCCTGACGGATGATAATCTCATTATTATCCGTGGTGATATTTAAATTTAATTCTTTCTGTTCCATTATTGTGCTCTTCTTTCAGATACGAGTGAATTGATATGTAACTGGCGCTCTGCCTTTGTCATTGCTCTGGTTCCTACCAGGGTACCGGTATTATCGTAAAGTCCCATTAGCTTACTTTCATAATCAGGGAAACAATACACTTTTTCAGTCACCGTCTCTCCTCCAGCGTTGATGCGACTGATGTTAAGAGCTAAGGTTTTCTGTAATGGCTTCATTTGTTCTTTCAAAGGAGCAGAAACCTCATCGAGCTTCCTTTTTAGAATTGCCAGTTTTTTAGACTCTTCCAGATACTCAGTCTCGACCGTTTCGAGTTCTTCATCAGAAAAGGCTTTAACAAACTCCTTTTCCTCCACTCCACAGTTCTCTGATTCGAGCATATCCTTGATAGCATCGGAATTCAGATCTGTGTCGCCATAAAGTTTAGTTTTCATTTATATATAAATTTTTAGTTGACTATTTAATTGGTTCCCACGCGTAAACTATCCACTGACTGTATGGTACTTTATCTTCTGAAAGAAACATTTCATCCCTTTCCAGAAATTCGCCTTTTAACCAAAGTTCATTGTATACCATAAACCAAATCTTTTGATTATCGGATGGTAAACTGGATCGATCAAGTTTTACCCTTGTCGCATTTGACCCATTCGGTTGTACATCTCCTGAAGCCGCTTCCTTAATATTTTTACTTTCTCCCATTGTTCTCCTGTTGGCATTCCAAACTCCCAAATAAAATGCTCCTCCTTTGTCATGAGAAGAACATTAACTTCTTCATGTCTAAACCTCGGATAATTTCCTTTCGGAAGAATATGACTCATATACCAGCGTTCCATCTTGTCAGGCAATGGATCTCCGGAAACTTCGCTTTTATGTGGGCGCTTTTTCCAGATTTCCTCGTAAAATTTCTGATCCAGAGCGCTCACTTTTTTACCCTTCTCAGAAAATCTACTTATCCCCGAATACCCCTTCTCCTTCTTTTGCTGTTTGGCTTTTTCAATTGCTTCGGCTGCCTTCTGTTGTCTGTAATGATTGAGGCAGATTCCTTTCGCTCGACTTATCAATCTTTGCTCTGCCCCGTCATTACAGATTTTACAAACACCTAAAACAACTATTGCCATCTTATTTTTTTCTTTTCAATCTCTGGATATACCGATCATAAAAAGACTTAATATCTTTGTGTAAACTCACCAGGTACATTTTTTCACTCTGGTTAAGATGTTCACTCCGATTAATCTGTCTGATAAGCTCAGTTTGCTTTGTAGACATCTCTTTCAGGAAATCAACATCTGTGAACCTCGGAGCCGGTGCATTACGAAGGATCTCCTCCGCAAGCAAAACCTGATTTGTTTTGGGACGATTAGGATAGTGATGCTTTTTCCAAAGAATCACTATCTCTCTCGCGGCCGCCTCCGTCATGCTCATCAAATACGTCTGATGTTTATAGCGTTCACTCCCTTCTTACCCTGCTCAGTTTCGAACTCCACCTTGTCGTTCTCACGAACCATTGTTTTACCTAATGAGGTCTTGTGGAAGAATACATCATCACCATTCTCAGCGACGATGAATCCATAACCTTTAGAGGAATTGTAAAATTTAATTGAACCTTTCATTGTACTATAGTTTAAAGTTAGTAGCGGGGGCAGGACTCGAACCTGCGACCTCCGAATTATGAGCCCGGCGTGCTGACCATCTGCACTACCCCGCGATGTCCTCCCTGTGATAAATTACATTTGCACGTTTCTTTTAAACACAGGGAGGATTTTTTTAGTCAGCGATTGCCGCTTCAAGAAGATCTGTGATGGAAATATTTTCCATCTCTTCTACATCTTTAGTATCGACGATGTCGAACTTCGCACCTTTCAGATCATCATCAAGCGACTTCAAGAAAGTACGCGCTGCCGCATCTTTACCGATTTGAACGAAAGTGATACCAGTTTCTGAATCATCAGACATACTATTTGCGTGATCAGTGATCACTTTTGCAAGAGCTGCCTTATCATCAGGAATACCATCGGTAACTACTACTACAAGTAGATTTTTAGTACTTCCAGCAGCTTTCTTCGCTTTATAAGCGTCAAGAGCAGCAGCAAGAGCGCCTGCAGTGTTAGTTGAACCTCCCGGACTAACTTCCTGGAAGATCTGAGCCACTTTGTCTGCAGTCACACCGTTGAATACTTTGTGTGTTGCACCGAAAGTGATAACATCAATTCCATCAGTATCGAACTGACCAGCTTTAGCGGCGATTGATTCAGCGTACTCACGCGCCTGCTCCCAACGGGTTTTTCCACCAGGACCGTCACCAGTTTCCATACTTCCAGATTTGTCGATTAGAACGACGAAATCATAATTTGATAGATTATTCTTATCCATTATATCAGCTCTGTTGGCCTGTACACAGAAAGGTTTTAGGTAAAATTTTTATCTAAGCATTGCCGCAAGTGCAGCCAATGGATTATCATTTCTCTGAGAAAAGGCACCGATGGTATAAGCCATGAATGCTATCTCTTCGATACTTTCGGCTTTTTCTGTAGCCTTTGAAATAGCGGTAACAAAATCGTTACTTTCTTTTACCGCCTCTCTAATTATTACTGCCATTTGCATAGCTCTTTCTTCAGTGACGCCTAATGCACTGTAGAGATTATTCCCTTCCGGTATTCGCTTTACCTTAAATTGGGGGGGGGTAGCAACATTTTCTAAATTATCCATTGTATCAGCTCGGTTTACCTATTACCGAAAGGGTTTAGTTTATTTATATAAGTTCTTCGGACCAGATTATTATTATGGCAATAACCCCGTATGCGAGAAATTCCATTACCAATCACTTCCTCCGCCACCACCGCCGGAATCACCTCCACTATTGCCTGAGTCAGATCCTGTACTTCCAGAATCGTATGAGGGACCAGAGTCGTAGGAACCAGAATCAGAACCGAAGGATGGAGTAAAATCTATACTGTTACTTGATGGTTTATAGGTATCATCATCATTACGTTCAGATTGAATATCTCTGGTATTTTTATGTCGAATGTCAAGAGGCTTTACCTGGAACTGAAAATTCTTTCTCTCTTCCTCAGGAAGGTCGAAATATTCTAATCCATCAATCACCTGATTCAGGTGGTAAGTCTTCTTAAAAAGAAATCCCTTTTTTGATCTGAAAGCTGTTATACACACGTACATAATACTATCGTTTAATTTCTGTAATGCTCTTGTATCTCACGGATCGATTCCACATGGTTTTCCTTTGTGTGAAAGGTTTCGATGATCGTCACTAATTGTTCATCAATCAGACCGAGGATCATCGGAAACACATTCACTACCTCCGGAAAAATTTCTTTAATCATATCCTCCGTGATTTCCATCTTTGATGGAATATTATCCCTCCTGTAATTCACTACGCCCTGTGCGTAGTTTGTAATGTAAATACTGCTCATGCTGCACCCTGTTGTAATATTTCCCGCTTCATTATTAAATCCATTATATATTTCAGTCCCTTCGGAGTCACCATCGTTCTGGCGTAGTGCAGTATCTTCCCATCAAGACGATGGAACTTTGCACTGATCACTTTGAAGTACCCTTCCTCGACATAGTTCTGCATCGGAATATTCCTTTTATTAATAACCTTCGATTCGCGAAGCACTTTGAACAATTCATTGGGACCATGTTTCAGGTTTACAATCTTTGCCGCCTCATTCACCGTGATCACTGTATCGTCATTCATATCCATTTCAGGAATCACTTCTTTATAATCGATCATATCTCGGATCTGCATGTAAGCCTGTTTCGCACGATCATTTCTAAAAGCCACACACACTGCAGAGGCAGAGGTCGGAGTCAACAGGATATCCACATGACCACCGTCTGAGGTCGTTTTAAACATATCCTCTCCCATCGTTAGAAGATGATGTCCGGAACAGAAAGCAATCCAGGCTCCCACTTGTTCACCGGTACCACTCGTAAGGAAGGCGTATAAGTTCCGGGCGGATATCACCGGTGTACCATTATATTCCATGTAGGTAAGCGTATTCATTATTCCTTATCGAAATCCTTTAAGAATATCACATAAGCCTTCAGTGAAAGGAACATCGCATGGATCTTCGCAAAATCCTTAGTTCCGCGCTTCGTTTCAAATTCCTCAGTACCTGCAAACCAGGCATCCCACTCCTCCATCGTTTTCTCCTTACAGCCGATCTTAACCCTGCCGTCCGGCATCACACCACACACCCGCCACTTACAGTGAGGATTCATAACGCCTCCAAGGAATTCGCCTCCAAGGAAGTAGCCTCCACGGAATTCGCCTCCAAGGAATTCGCCTCCAAGGAATTCGCCTCCAAGGAAGTAGCCTCCACGGAATTCGCCTCCACGGAATTCGCCTCCAAGGAAGTAGCCTCCACGGAATTCGCCTCCAAGGAAGTAGCCTCCAAGGAATTCGCCTCCAAGGAATTCGCCTCCAAGGAAGTAGCCTCCACGGAATTCGCCTCCAAGGAATTCGCCTCCACGGAATTCGCCTCCACGGAATTCGCCTCCAAGGAAGTAGCCTCCACGGAATTCGCCTCCTTTCCAGATCAGATTACCGTAGATATCCCAATCCACATCCTCATTGAAGGTGTCAGCCTTTACAAGCCACTCAGGACAATTTTTTAATTCACTTTTTTTCATTGTACAGCGGTTAAAATTTTATTAATAGTTTCATTCAATGCAGGTGTTACAGACAATTCATCGCACAGGCGTCTGTGAGCCTGCAATACACTATTACCCTTCTGCTTATAATACTTCGCAATTGTATAGAAGGAATAACCTGACTCCTTCGCGACATACGTGGTAACATTCCGGACTCTGGATAAATCATGAGCCTTCTTCTTACTCTTTAGCTCAGATGGTTTACTCTTTTGCAAAGGGTAATATTCTAGCACCACAGCCTCTATATCTGCAATTGACTTGTCCATTTCTGTTCTATGAATTCTATCCCTCGAAGAGAGAACTAGGCTTTTTTTTTGGATTACTATCCATGTAGTCATTCACTGCGCTTTCAATCTTATCCTTGATCACGCCTTCCCACTTGTCATTTATATCAGGAGGTTCTGAGTCCATCGGAACATCAATCTCCTGTGCGTACCTGGCTACCGAATAAGGAAGCATTATGCAGAATCCAAACATAGGTACCATACCCCAACCGATTCCCTCCTGTATGATGTAATAATATGCCGATACCGTAATTTCAAAATATGCGAAGTAGAGCGCCACCTTTAAGTTCTTACGAACCGTGAAGATTGTAATCGATGCAGCCACAATCAGCGCTACCAGACCACTAAAGATCTCCCTGAAAGGAGAGAGATACACGCAGTACTTATGGTATACAAAGTAACTATTCGGAGACAGAGCTATTACAGTCGCTATCGCCACATAAAGGATGAACCTCGTGGAGCGGATGAAATCAAGTAATTTAATCTCCTCTTTCATCTCAATAACAGATAAGCAATAAAAGCCCAAAATAATACCTCGTAGAAAGTCATGTTATTTACCTTTTTGTCTGTAATGCTGAATTCTTTTTATTCCTACACAAACAGGATAACCAAGTTCATCCTTCTCCATAATTGGAGCCTCCTGAATCACCCTGTGAAATGCCATCTGTGATGAGACAGATAAGGAGCAACGTTTATTATTACCTCTGAACCTCGTCTTTCTGAACCTGCGAGATGCACGGTTATTAAAAGGACTTATATAAGGGTTCTTTTCCGTTATCGGATTTAAAAGGACTCCATTCTCATCGTACCGTTTTCTGTAAGGAATATTTTTCATGTATCGTTATTTTTTAAACTTTTTAGCGTCATCAGCCAACTGTATCTGGCGCTTCACCCTCTCCCTCTCCTCTTTTAAAATTGATCTGTCCTCCGCCATAAATCCAGCACGTGAAGACAACTCTGCACCGATCCAGACGATCGCAAGAATTATTAAGAATGTGTAAATGATAGCCATAGGTTACTCGTTTATTAGTAGTATAATATCTGCGGGTTGTTGATACCCCTTCATCCGAAGAAGAAGGCTCGCCTGTTCAGGAGTTATCTCCTCGTTGTGATATGCCTGTATAATTTCTGCCATGTTCATTCTTATTTTGATTCGGTTTTTAGCGTTTTGACATATTTTTCAAGGGCTTTGATCAATCCTTCGTCTGTTCCGCCACCTGTCATCATGTTTCTAAGGAAGAGGGACCAGTAATGAGAGTCATAATCTTTATTTTTGGAAAAGAAGTCTGACATCCAACCCTTTACCGGTTCTAACTTGACTTTTAAAACCTTAACCCGCTCCTTCAAAGCCGCTTTTTTCTCAGGTTTTGTTAAAATCTTTGTCATATACTTGTTTATTGTTGTTTTTTGGTATAATTTTAGTACTTAATTCTAGTACTAGTTTTTATTACCTTGTTTTGATATTCAAAGTAAAATAAAAAAACTAGCTATAGCAAGTAAATACTAATAATTAACGTCTAAAGTTATCAACATGGTATTCAATGGAATGAAAATGAGGGAGTTAAGACGAAGAAAGCGTTTAACTCAACAACAAATGGCGGATTTATTCGAGGAAAAAATCTCCAAATCGATGATCGGATTTTATGAAAATGGGGAAGAAATACCTACAGAATCGAGAATACAAGATATTGCAAAGGTTTTGGAAGTAGAGGAATCAGAATTAATGGGATCGTCTATAGAAAAAAACGCTGATCAGTCAGCATTAGTAGAGGAGTATAGAACGATGCTAGAATTTATGAAAGCTGAAATGACAAAACTTAATGACCAAAACACTATATTGGTCAAACTTTTGTCGTCAAATTTTCTAAGGGATAACAGAGCATTTGGCCCAGACGGTAAAGTAATTCACCTCTGGCCTGTTATCCAAAAAGCAGCTGGTTATTAAGCTGCAGGCCCGTCAATAAACCTATGTAGAGGGTTACCGTTCGATTCCCCTTAGCACTACACAGCCTTATTGACGGGATAACTTAACTCATTATCCCGTCCTTTTAATTTTTAAAAGGACTTTTACTAGACAGAAACCCTTATGGAACCTCACGTAAGATTTTCTGACTACTATACAGAATTCGTTAGTACTCAGAAAACACTAATAGACAAAGGTATTACCAGCAATACCTGGAAAACATACCGAAGCAGATCCAATAATTTCAAGCAATTTTTAAATAAGGAGGGATTACTTCTATTGTCTCCTGACAAAGTTAATATTCGTCTTATTAGAAAATTCGAGGTATATCTGCGTTCGGATCGGAACCATTGTAACGATTATGTCATGAGAAATCTTCAGTTATTAAAACAAATGCTGAATTACGTCTTAGAAGATGAACTCATAAAATTCAACCCTTTCACCCACTATAAATTTAAATTCCAGAGGAAAAAGAAAAAGGTTTTCCTGGACCTCAACCAATTAACCAGAATAAAGAGTCTTAACCTACCGGAGGGATCAGATCTGGATCGGAACCGGGATATGTTCCTCTTTGCCTGTTATACAGGACTCTCCTATTGTGAAATTAAAAGTTTCCAGAAAAAAAATACATACACTGGTCAGGATGGTGCTGAATGGATAAAAAGAATCCGTCAGAAGCAGGAACGTACAGGAAGCGAATGTATTCTTCCAATGCTTTCAGGTGCCGTTGAAATCCTTAAAAAATATGGTTTCAGTATGCCTGTTTCTGCACTTCAAAATATGAATTTAAATATTAAAAAAATATGTGCTTTGGCACGAGTGGATAACCCGGAACTATTCAGCACCCGTGCCGGTAGGAAGACCTTTGGTAATATCCTTGTAAACGATTTCGGTGTTGATATAAAAACGGTTTCCTTTATGATGGGCCATGAGTCTGTAACCACCACAGAGGATTGGTACGTTGATGTGAGACCTGTGAAAATAATTAGAGATATGCGGCCAGTCCGCGCAGTGAACTGGTGATTCGGTGGGATACATAGTATACGTTTAAGGGTGTATACTTTTGTTAAAATGGGAGGGGGCGGTAATTTTACCGCCCTTTGTTGTTATTGATAATCAATGTATTATAATTATTTTAAAATATATTTGTCCTAAAATTAGGACAAATAGAAAATTATCCTTTACTTTACATCATCAAACTAAAGGACACAAAAATGGAAAATTCAATCTTCTTAGGACAAACGGTAAGCTACTCAACAAACTCAATCACTTTGATTTTCGGAACAATCACTCAGATCACAGAGAAGGCTATCAAATTTGAATACAGTATTTCAAGTGTATGGGATAACGGTCACCCAATCTATAGCAAATGTGCGTGGATTCCGAAGTCACAACTTATCGAAGAAAAAACAGAAAAAGGAACCATCATTGGTCTTACCGTAAAAAAATGGTTCATCCCAAAAATTTCAGGAATAAATATAAAAAAATACATGTATTCAGGTGATCAAAAGGTGTTAGTATAACACCTTTTTTAAACAAACAAAAAACTTTACAACTATGAGAAAATTACAGTTAGTTTTAACAGCCAAAATCAACGGTAAAGAAGTGGAGTCAATTCCTTTCGAGGATGAAGACGAATACAATACGGAGGATACCTATAACTCCTTAATCAAAAAATACTGCAGAACCAAAAATGCAGAAGTAAGAAGAGATTCAATTTATCTTTATGATATGTGGCTTTCCTGCATTGACAAAATCACTTCGGACCAACTTGCGGAATCATTTGCAAATACCATTAAGGAATGGTTAGATCCAGAGGAAATGGAAAAGGTAATTGCAAGAAACGAAATCAACATCAGAGAAAATAATGGTTGTTGTGCCACTCATGATTTCTGTGATGCAAACATGGCAATGGTAGAAGCCCTCAGCAAACATTCTCTTATTTGGGAGATGGCAGATGAAGTACAACAGCAATTAATTAATGAAGCATGGAATAAAGCAAAACAAAATAAATTCTGGTATGAAGCAAGCGGAAAAAGTAATTAACTATTTAATCAACCATCCTCTTATTAATGTCAGAGGATTGGAGAATCAGGCGGAAATTCCTATCGACACCATTCGTAATGCATTAGAAGGTAAAAGAGGATTACCGGAAAAACATTCAGGTAAAATCCTAAAAATATTATCGCACTACGGTTATTCGGAAGTTATGATAAAAGATCACTGTATTATAAAGAAATCATTGACGCTGGACGAAAGAATAAACCGACTGGTTTCTCTTTTTAAATTCGATGGTAGACCTTATCTGCTTTCCTATGAATACAGGAAAAGACACTCTCCTATTAAAGAAGATGAAGAGGCTTTAAACACCCTTATTAAAGAGGGAAAAGTGATAATAAGTAGTAAGGATAAAAAAACTGTTACGTATCGGTATATCGCAGAAGACTAATAAAAATGGGACACTTTTTAAGGTGTCCCATCCACTATACGACAGATATACAAAAAATACTACTCTTTTACTGGCCAATTCCAGTTACCCTCTCCATCACCTTGATTCATGGATGTTCTCCATACGTCAATTGGTGCATCTCCGAGTACTTTCAAATTTACACATGTATCACTCCAAACATTAACAATTATTGCTGGAAGCTCTTTTACAGACTCTCCGTTTCCATGAGCGTCGTAGAATTGTTTTCTATCCGCTTCGGTAGTTTTGTAAATTACTATTCTTCCTATTGTAGGCTTCATATAAGATAGATTTTGGTTACAAATTTTTAAACAATCCTCGCTTCCTCTCAGCCTTTATGGACCGGTTAACGATCACTTTGGTGTTTGTATCCTCAGGAATAATTTCTGTAAAATATTTTTTTTTACCTAACAACCATTTCCGATCCCAATACTGTACTTCCTTTAATACTACATGCGTGACACCCTGCAGATCGATACTATCTCCTCTTATCCTGCCGGTGATAGTATCATATTTAGTTGTGTAGGTAAACACACTGTCTCTGATCAGAAGAGTCTTATTAATGGTTGTTTCCGTCCCTATTTTATTGTAGGAAACAAAGTTTTTCATGTTCTTTTTTAACCCTTCTATTTCTTCTGTAAGCCCGGATAATTCCTGCACAATTTTCGGATTGGAAACAACAACGGTTTCAGACTTACTGTGCCACGTGCTATCTTTTGCCTGCCATACCTCCGGGGTTGTGAAAACACTTTCGTAAAGCGCCTTATACTGTCCAGAGACCTGTAATCTTCCGGTCTGTATACTGATGAATAATCCTGATAACGCCAGTAGGATTATCAGGACCACCAAAAGAATGTTTTTGAAAGATGCCATATTATACCTCCGTTTCGATTTTCTCAAACCAAAATCCGGCAATCGCCTTATCAATAAGCCCACACGCCAGCGAGGCGATAAGCGCATACGTTGGATTAGATGCAATGAACGTCGCACCCGTGATCATCAGAGCAGCTCCTGACCACATCGCCTGAGCTTTTGCGATTTCTTTCTGTGTTTCTTCCAGGATCTGGAATGGGGACCACCCCCAATTGTAACTTACTTTTTTCATCGTTTTACTTTTTAAAGGTGAAACTTTTAGCCCGATTTATTAATCCGCCCTTGAACTTTGGATTTATTTTCTTGCTATTGGTTATCATAGTTATTCTCACATTCTGAAGAGTAGAGAATAGTACCAACTGATTAAATGAATTTATTTTTGTGATATCGGCCGGAGAGAAAATACCTGTTACAGGAGTTTCTATAATCCGCTGTACGGCTTTCATGGATAATCCTATCCCGGAATTAAAACCATAATCTCCGATCATTTCTGCGACCGATTGATTGACTACCTGGTCAAGACTCATCTTATCCCAATACCCTTCTTTTGAATGAGCTTCGGCCAGTTTATACAATTCCGGATCATTGATTTTTTCATTGTACTCAATTTTACGTGTCGCCTTTATCGCATCGATTATCTTCCACCCTGGCCACTTCTTATTATAATTCCGCGCAATTCCGAGGTATGTTTCACCTCCATCATCTCCCATTATTTTAGCATACTCAGGACTTGCGTACCCGCCTTCGTACTTCAATAGCTTTGGATAGTATAGTGAGAAATCTGCCATCTATTATTTATCCTCGATTTTTGTACCAGCATTAAACCACTTTTCTATTTTACTATTCATCCATTTTGTTAGCACCGGAAGCAATGTTTTTTGAAGGATGAATAAAATACTGCCACCTGTAAGGGTGATCGTTATTCCTGTGATTGCCTGCAAAAAAGCGTGAGCCATGTCTGAAACGGATATTGAAGATATCCAACCAGCGAAAGCAATGTCTAGCATGTAAATGCCGATGTCTTTTATCGTTTTGAATTTATCGTCTATCATATAATTACCAGGTTGCTATTGCTACTCTTTTTTTCACAATTTTAATATTTAATTACCGACGCTCTAAATGTTCCGCTTGCCGGATTTGCTCCACTGGCTACGTCTATCCTGCTCGCTCTTACTGTAACTGTATTGGTTGCTGATGTCCACCACGTGTAAACTACATTTGCCGTTGCCGATGCGTTAGGAACCCCAACGCTTACAGCGTCTCCATCCGATGCTCCTGTAACAGTAATAGTAAGGTCTTGTGAATTTGCAGAGGTTAAATCGAAATCTAATGATGCGGTATTAGTTAGTGTTTTTGCTATCGTGTAACGGGTTGTTGATGATGTTGCAAAATAATTGGTCCCATCAAATTCTATTGCTCCCGCTTCTGGCGTGGTCAAATTGGTTCCAGATGTTAGCTTTAGTGGTGCCGTGCTTGCTGTGGCTGTTCCAGCTGCTAATGTTAAATAAGCTGTTGGCGTTGGTGCTGTTGGGCCTATCCCTATTAGCCCTGTTGATGTAGCAATAGTAAATCGTGTAGCGTTAGACCCTCCGGTCTGAATCCTAAATGCAGTTGTAGAGTTTGGTATCTGCAATGTCGAGTTTGCGCCTCCATTAGACATTTGTATGGTCGATCCTCCAACCTGAATATTACCCTGTGTCCCTATAGAATAGCCGTTTGTTATTGTCGCATTTCCGGAAGCCGCCACAGCGGGGAAATAGAAACCTACTCCGTTAGTATAAGTGGTAACACTAGTGGATGTAACTGTAGGTACTCCAAGCCGGTGAAAGTACATATTAGTAACTGTACCAGAGCTTGTATTATCATTAAATGTCTGGTCTGATGTTCTAAAGCCTATACCGTTCGTGGTCCATGCAGACGCTGATATGTTTCCAGATATATGAAGTTGCGCTGTTGGCGACTGGGTGCCGATACCTAAAAAACCTAAAGACTCATCATAAGCGCTTCCTGATCCAAATAATATTTTTCCCTTGGTAGCATGACTTGTGCTGCCAAGCGTGAGAGATCCGCCAGAAGAAGAAGAACCGTATGCGACAGGTGTTGTGATCTGGGTAGTAAATGTTGGGCTAGTGGCAAACACAAGAGCTCCGCTTCCTGTCTCGTCGCTAACAACACCAGCAAGTTGAGCTGATGTTGTTGCGGCAAACTGAGATAGCGGATTTGAAGTGAGAGCGTTTCCATATGGCGTACTGGCATTATAATCACTGTAATCTGTAATACCAGTATTGCCAATGATTTTTATTTGATTGCCAAACACTGCCCCTCCTGAAAGGTTGGTGTATAGTGGCGTGTTAGTTGATATGATCGAATTGCCTGAAATGGTAATAGAATCAACAGTTCCAGATGTTGCATACATTGATATAGCCCTGTTGCAATCTCGTATTACGTTATTTGAAATTACACCTGGCTTAAATACATTAATGAACTTAATAGCGGTCTGACCATCACTCTGGCTTGATCCCTTTACGGTATTTCCGGTAATCACACAGCCGGGGACCGTAGTTACTATTCCAGAGCTGCTACCGTAACATTTGACAAGGTTATTTGTTACGGTATGTTCCTTTCCACTATTTAGCGAAACCACATTTGCTGATGTGGCATATACAGAATCAAGTATATTATTACTTATAGTGCAATAGTTTGATGTAGTTGCATTGGTGGCGATAAGGGCACCAAAACCACCCGACAATGTTTTACCAGTCAAACCCTGGCCATTCACAGTATTACCAATAACCTCACAAAGATTAGCATTGGCAAGCTCAATACCGAACCAATTTGCGCCATTAAAAGTATTACCAATCACTTTAACATTATTGCAGCCGTCGACAGATATACCCATTGATCCGCCATTGGTAATATTGCCAATGACATCTGCGCCCTCTGCTCCTACAGTAATGCAAACAGCTCCACCACCAGCGCCTTGCGGATCTGATGGGCCTTTTACTATATTGTTAATAATTTTTGAGTTAAAAACCTTATACGTATAACTTAACCCTGATCGGGGTGAACCCATTAATATTAATATACTATCATTATAAGTAGCTGATGGCATCATCGAATTGTCAATGGTATTTCCTTCTATAGTTACATCGTATAAATGCGACCCGCTTGGCGTAACCACAAGAGCGCTTGCGCCTACGCTTGTTGTTCCGCAATTTGTGAATTTGCAATTTTTTATTTTTGTTCTGCTACCGAAAGCCTGTACTCCGTACCCTTCAGTATTTTGTATCGTAATATTTTCAATTAATAAATCTGTAACAGAAGAGTTAGTTGTATAGATTCCAGCCACTCCTGATGATGATATATTAGATTCATTGCCGTCTATTGCACCACCTCCCGTAATGGTTATTTTTGAAACTCCACTAACAACGACTACGGATGTTGTAGATCCTGCGTTAATTTTTATAGTTGCCCCAGGATCAATTACCCATGTTTGGTTTGACACATTTAAAGTAAGCGTGTTTTGAATGTATATTCCAGAAGGCACTATGATAACCCCTCCCGATCCCGCTGCATCTCTGGCCGCTGCAAATGCAGTAGTGTTATCCGTAACGCCATCACCCACAGCTCCGTATTCTATTACACTATATCGCTTAATTGGATATTGGTAATCTGTTCCTGAAACTGCTGCACTTACGGCCCCCGATCCATTCGCCTTTAATATTCCATTAACTGTACCAGCTCCTCCATAAGATGATCCTATTACAGAGCCGTTCCATATTTTATTTGTAAGGGTAGCAGTTCCACTATTGGTGTAGCCCTTATCAACTAGACTCCTGTCGGTATAATTGGCAGAATAGTCATTCGTATAAACGGCTCCATGAATTGTTGATATTTTAGTCAATGTATCATTAACATTTAGCAATTCAGTATCAGAATTTCCCAAAAGACAAATAGAATCCCGCTCAACCAGGATCTTTTTGCCGGTTGAAAAATCACCAGTAAATGCTTGTATTAAAGCCTTTGTACTATCTGTTAATACTAGCGACCCTTTTACATCATCGCTGATCCAGTACTGGCCCGCCCCAAGCTGTCCGAATACGTTATTATCCCCCACAAAATGTCCGTAGGTAATCGTATCATTACCTACCAGTGAATTAATACTGCTACCGCTTAGGTAAACGCTCTGCGCAGATGAAATGTACATTTCTGAATTTGCTCGTACTTCATATCCTGATTGTGCTATGGTTAAGTAATTTCCATTATCATCCTTATTCCTTATAGACGTATTTGCATCGACAAACATATCACCCTTCAAGGTATCACCATAAATAGAGTAATACTTTGTTAGATCAGGAGCAATTGAACGATGTTCTGAATTTGTCCAGTAATATCTGATTATTCTTTTTGGAGAAAGTGTATCGCGACCATTAATTAATACCCTGTAGGTATTACTTTTATTGACTAAGGTAAATTCTTTATTAGCTGTGGTTATTGATCCCAACGTAACATTGTAATTATTACCTGTTGGTTCGATAAAAAAAACCGAAAACGCATTCATATCAGATGTAATGATCGATGTGTTCGATGAAACATTCACCTGCTTTTGCCCGAAAGCGGATAAGGTGATCAAAGTCAGTAATAGAAAGATTATTTTTTTCATGTTTATAAACTGTTTAAATAAGTTATCAACGCTTCTGCAGTACTGTAACCTGGCTCCTCTCCTACTAATGGTAAAGGGACAGAGACATTACCGTAATCATCAAAAACAAGTTTGAAGAACCTTGGACCCGGAACTTCACTAGCTCCATTTGAAAGTATGTAGGTGAAGTTTTCATCAATGACCATTCCGGCGTTTAACTTTACCGGACCGACAGCACCATCTTCACTGTTTACAATAGAATCAAGAATAGCCGTAAGTACTTCCCGGACAAACTCAGCTTTCGTGCGCCGGCCACCGGATAGTATTTTTTCTGTAATCAGATCATCTATTTCTTCTCTGGTCATTATACACCACCTAAATAATTATATCCCTTGCTTGTATTTCCTAATTTTGCCTTCGTCTCGTAACCGTTCATAATCCTTGCGGTAGCGAGTTCGGTTTCTTCGTTAGCGACTACGGTAAGCTGCAGGCGTCCCCAAATCGTACTCATTGCATCCTGATTCTGAAGAGAACTATATTCTGCTATATCAATCCGGCTCACCTCCACGCGGGTAATAGATGGACGCGTGAATCCTAAAGTATCGTAGGCGGGATTTTCAAGAATCGCCCATATCATACCAAGTATTTTATCCAGGAGAATAGCGGCTTTAGTGTCACCGTCCTGAGTTTCCTCATAAGCGGCATTTACATAAGTATCAATATTAAAGATGGAAGCTCCATCAGCACCTTTTACATCACCATTACTAAATGGAATGGAAGCAGTGCAGACGTTGATAAGAGGTAATTCTGTTTTATCAAAGGGAGCGAACCGGCCAACACAGACCTTTACATCCAGATCGGAATAATTGAGCGCTACCTGGTTGTCGAATTCTTCCTGCAGGATCTCCGCAATACGATCACGAACTACTTCAAAATTTCTTGGCTGTATGGGTTCTTTAAGTATTGCCATCTTTATTTATAATCTCCGAGTATACATACTACAAGTCCTGTAGACTCATTAGGAAACCATTGAATGATTTTATACTTCTTCGATATATCAGTGCTATCTTTAGCCTCTACAAGCCAGTTCTTCAGGTCAACCTCTCCATCTCCATTCCGGATAGTCCATCCTTGATCAGTAAGTGTTGATTCATGAAACGCTACGTGAGCATTCTTTGAACTAACTTTATTACCCATTGAATTAAGACTGAGATGATGCTTTGTGTGTACGCCTGGTATTTCAATTACGGATCCATTAGCGGAGGTAATTTTCAGATCGATAGAAAAGAGTTCTTTACTTTCTACAAATCTTTTCAGGTCGGCTTTTACTCTGTCTAATACACTCATAGGTTATGAAAAAGGGGGCTACTATTATTCACCCCCTTTTCTACGCTGATACATGAATTTATTATTACTTGAAAGACTTGATATACTTATTGTATAACTGCTCTTTACTTTCATTTTTACCGAAGGATATTTTACTTTTAGAAAGGTGATCCTTTATCTCCTCTGATTCGATTTCATCGATACTAGGAAGCTCCGAATTGATCAATTTTTCAAGAGCAGGATTCAATTCCTCTTCTTCTTTTTTTACTTCTGATTCTTCCGAAGATTTTTTCTCCAATTCATTTACAATGACTGGTGCCTCTTCTTTAACTTCAGCGGGATCTCCTTCTTTTTTCGGATCCTCATCTTCATCCTGGTCATCTACAATTACAAGAACAGGAGACTCCTCTGATTCGATAGGCTCAAGAAAGCCGTTTAACACCAGAGCAGGGAAAGCGCCTTCCGGGAAGTCCTTTTCACGAACTATATCCCCGGAAGCAAAAACCTTATTTCTTTTTCCGCCCACTGAAAGGGCTATTACTTTATAAGTCTTCATTATGAGTGAGCCTGGAATGTGTAAGCCTGATCAATTGCAACCATTACCGGAGAACATGCTGAAGCAACGTCCAGAACATGTGATTTTTTACGCTCATCTTTATACTCACCAAAGATGTATTTACCTCTCTTAATTGGTTCGCTATCCCCGATCAATTGAGGTACACCTGCATAAGACAAGGTGAATCTCGGAGTTTCAGGAAGAATACAAACCTTCTTCGCAGGCCAGTACGGCTGCATGTTGCCGTCTGAATCCTGATAAACTTCAGGATAAGTCCACAATCTTACTTTGTAAGATCCGGCGCTGATCTCTCCATGGAAAGAAGCACCTACTGAATTTCTTTGAGGAGGAAGAATATTATCAAGAGCAATATTCTTAAGGTCATTTCTCTCTTTGAACACAGTGTTACCCAACAATGCATTCAAGGCTAAACCGCCCATTACCGCATTATAAAACACACCCTGAGCCTTTCCTTTTTCTCTGATGAACTGACATCCTTCTTCGAAGGCGGTATAAGGATTTATCGACGTATCGAAATAGTCAGATGAACTGTTTACCAGGGAACCCGCTTTTCTCTTAAAGTCGATATTGTCACCATTCGCAAGAATTACAATACCGGTTTCAAGAGCCTGAGCACATTGAAGCTCTGCGCGTCTTTCGATTTTATCAACCATCATTTGCATACGCTCTAAGGCCTGAGCCATTAGATCAGCAAACACTCCTTCGTCAATGGAAGTAGATCCGATCAGACGATCATAAAGATCAAGCTCGGTTAATTCCATGTACTCCCGGAAGTATGGTGGTTCCATGATACGTTGAGTAGATTTTGTGAAGGTGTTTCTGTTACCTTCGGTATTACGCAACACATCTACAGCGACTGTTTCGGAACCTCTTTGAACTTCTACTGAAATATTTTTAGTAGAAGATACCGTTTCACGGAAAAAACTTCTCATGAATCCATACACCTTAGGACGTTCAAGATATACGTCTACAAGTGTTTGCGTAAATATCGCGCGCGCGTCTGAAGCAGGAATTGGCATAGTTTTAAGATTTTATATTTTTTGTTTAATTAACTATTATCGTAAGCGGTCAACTCTGTACCACCAACCAGTTTGATACCTACAGTATCCGAACCGATGCGGTCACGTATGGTTTTGCTCGAAACAACTGTCGCAAGCGTATCGCCTTCATTGGTAAGTACAATCATATCTTCAGGGATATCACCGGAAACCACCAGGGTAAGCGTGATCGTTTCACCTGCTTCTATAATGGTTTCGCAAATGAGTACACCTAATGGAAACTGACTACCATCCGAAGCATTAGAAGCAAGGGCTTTCCCTTTGTTGGTAGCGGCAATTCGACCGAATACCGTTCCCTCTGCGTAGGTGATATCATCGTATGTAGAGTTTGTCACATCTACAGTGATGGTGCGAGGATTCCATACAGTAAGTTTTTTCGTACTGTAGTTGGTATTCCTTTGGTTGTTTGTGTTCAGCGTTGTTTCGTTAGAGCTCATAACTTATTAGAATACAAAGTTTGTTTTCAAAATTTTCTTAGAGTCTTCCACGAATTTTTTATTCGCATCCTCTTTTTCAGTTTCGGTTTTTTCAACCTCAGTAGTCGTTACCGTTTGAGCGGAAGACGTCGCCAGCTGTTTGAGTTTTTCCGGGGAATTCATTTTCACAGTCATCTCAGAGATGTCTGTCATAGAAATTTCCTTACCTTCTTTAATTGCTTTGATAACCCCTTCAGGGTCTACCGCTGCGAAGGCCTGCCATGCAGTTACACGGTCACGTTCTTTTTTCTGCCCTTCGGACGCACCTTGTGCCAGGATCTGTTCGTACAATGCAGGATACTTGGCTTTGATTTCTTCAAGTGTCATAGTTTTATTTTGGTCTTGATCTTGTTGCTTATTACTTTCTGCCATCGCGGCAATCTCAAAAAGAGATTCATTAAACTTTGAAGCTTCCTTCGGATCCAGAGGAATGATCTTATCAACCAGTCCCATCGTCCGAACCTGTTCGGCTGTAAGGAAAATATCTATCTGTTTGTTGGAAGCGAATACCTCATCATAAGTGTATCCTGTAGCTTCCTTGAACTTTTCAGAAGAAACTTTTTTCTCGAATTTTGCGCGGAGATCTGCGTTGATTTTATCAAGAAAATCCTGATCCTGTTGAGATGATACCGGTGCATTGCCACGGTGAAACATAAATCTTGATACATCATTAGCGATTACCTCATCAGCATAAGGAAGAAGATCCATCGCCATAGAAAATGCGGCACCGTCTACCTTTATTGTAATCTTGCCTTTGTGTTCAATCATCTTTGCGATCAAGTTCCATCCAGCAATCACGCTCCCTCCAGGAGAACTCACCCGAAGGATTATATCTTCATTCTTATACTCCTCCATCTTTACCATTGTCTGCTCGACAACGTATGGGTAAATAGCAGTATGCAGATAAATCTCTTTTGGCATGGTTCAAAAATCTTTAAGATTATGACTAACTAAAAAAAGAGTCCCAAACTTTGGGACTATAATCATTGTTGTGTAGTCATAAATCATCTAAAAAAAATGACGGACTATAAAAAATATAAGAATGAGTTCCGGATACGAACAATGCCGGAGAAACTCAAAGAAGATATTAACAATATTGCCGCCAATAAAGGAGTCACCACGAATGGGTATGTGAAGGAGATTCTAAAAAAAGCGGTTGACGAAACGCCTGAACATTTTAAAAAACCACCTTCTAAACATTAGAAGGTGGTGGTACAACAGTTACTATTCCTAGTTGTTTGGCTGATTTCAATTCTGCAGCCAAACGTTTCATATTTGTTTCTGAATTTCCGCCGCCAAGATTTTCGGTAGCCTGATCCAACGAAGTAAGAGGAAGGTCTTTCGCCGCATCTCCTAACTTCACACGCTCTGCGTTCGCTTCTTTCTCCGGATCGATATGTGGTACATTATCCCCAATGAACCTGGTATTACGATAAGCAGATACTAGGATGACATTATTCTGCTCGCGCGCGCGCAGGTATCCAGGTGCCTGTATTTTATTACGAAGCACTTCGATTTCCAGCCATAGGTTATACAAATTAAAATAAAACTGACGGGAGAACTTCTCACGATTTACAACCAATGAGTGCTCCCAATCTTTCATAGCTGCTCGACTGGCTGAGAAGTTGCTATCATATTTTGACATCGCAACATTGGGAGGAATTCCCAACGCAGCGCAGACAAGATCAATATTAACAGTAAAGAAATCTTTAAAGTATAATTCATTCTTACTGTCCAGGACAGTAAGCTTTGCATCAATAGGAAGATTCCAAACCTGTTTATTTGTGCTAAGGGCAATTGTGCGGGCCAGCGCTTCACCGTCATCAGTAGATGCAAGATCATCATCGTCATCACCTCCATCTCTAAATGAGTACGCTAATCGTTTTAAGTTTGGATCCTCACCATCAGAATTCCTACCATGTTCAATTGCCATCGCAACCTTCTGACGTTCCTCAGCACTACCAATAGTAGCCTCATCGTAACGCTCCATTTTCTTAAGCTTCTCCATGACCACAGTGATCAATGGGATTCCGCGATAATTATCCAGGCGATACTTTAATCCATAATGCAAGTAAGCCATTACAAGACCGGTCTCTGATTTGGCCTTCACTCTTTCGAATTGATATAGGCGTGAGCAGATATAATACGCAACATGCTCTCCTGTAGGAGATAATTCTATTCCGTTGATGATCCTGTTCCCAGCTTCTATTGCTGCCTTGTAACTAGCGTCCAATACAGGAGGATTCTTCACATGAGATCCGTCAATCATTTGAATAGTCGGAATTCCCATTGATTCATCATATCTCTTGATGACCAAAACATCACCTCCCAGGATTGCATTTAACTCTACGGTTTCTGCAATCTCATCCACATTCATCTGTTTACTGTAGTGAGCTTCCTTCGCTTTACAATAAGCGCTAAAACGCGCCTCCACCAGATCGGTGAACATCTGATCCTTTAGACTGATACCCTCTGATTCAAGCACAAGAGTATTCGGACAAGCCTGTAAACGAAGTCCAGTCCCGATAATCCATGAAACGTATTTATTAATTACAGTCTGAGCAATCTCTGATTCAATATATGCCTGCCAGCTACGAAGTCGCAGCTGATCATAGTTCATATCATATTTCCGGATAGGTCCAATTTCCCCGATATTTTTTTCACCATTGAAATTACTGTTCAATACACGGTACTCTCCCCCTCCGGAATAAAATTTATTTACTACTGTTTTCTGTTTTACCGGTGGAAGCTCTGCCTCCATGGTTAATAAGCGAGTCATGGAATGGAAGTCCATTTTCTGCTTAACCTCCGGTTTGGTTTTGAATAAATTTAGCATCCTCTGTTAAGATTTTTACTGTCAATTAACCGGTGAATTCTTCCGGTCTTCTGTGAATTCAATTTATTCTGCATCATATCGCGTATTTTTTCATACTCTCCGATTGCTGCGCGGATAGTAGCTGAATCTTTGTAGACATTTCGGATCTTTACCTGACCATCATCATATGAATATTCAGAAATATCTTCGCCGGCCGCTATCTTCAAAGCAGTATCATAAAGCGTATCAATAATCTGATCAAGCCTGACCAGCTTTGTTTCCCTGTCGTTGGTATCTTTTAAATACCTACTTATCGATGCGTAGTATGCCATATTAAGTAGTTTTTAATTCGTCAATTTTTGCAGCGGAAATATCAATTGTTAATGTACCAGGTGTATAAGAGCCTCCGCCTGCTGCTATCCCTGTGGCAATTAATCCTAGTTCAACGGCGATCTTATCTTTAAAAGCCTGTAAAGCTTCATCCATTTTTGAATGACGGGAAAGATTATCAGCCTCTCCACCAAAATGAATTTTGCCATCATTTTTTAAATGAACATAAATTTTTAACGCACCATTCGCGTCGGTGGAAAACAATCTGGTTTCACCAACCTCCGCAATTTTGTCTTTTAAGATATATCCTATAATTACCGCATCTCCATTACCTGTCGTCTGTCCATACACTGCAACCATATCTTTTACTGGATTAGAATCTATTCCAAATGGAGATACTTCCAATGGTTCCTGTGTATCTACGGTACCGAAACGGGTGATCTTAATCAGCCGTCTTTTTATGTCGTCAAACCTTGTCGATATAACTTTTGTAATCTGCATTATAGTCTCGGGAAGTTTTGATGTGGATCTACAAATACATTTTTCGGTTCCTTACCGTTATATACTTCCGGAAGAACACAGTGAAGAGTAGCTGTCGTACTTATATTATCCCCTTTATAATCTATCTGTTCAATAAATAGGTCAGTAGATTTATAAAGAAAAATTCTCGGACACTTTACTTTTAACATACTATTAGGAAGAACTAGCTTTCCATCGATCTCCCAGGAATCCATTGTGATCGTAAATTTTATATTCTTCAATTCGTTTGCCAGCGCTCTAACAGCAACATCTTTGGTATCATTATCGTCTCCGGAACTTTGAATAATAACGGTTGGCCGGTACACAATTGGGACGTAAGGATTCCTTATAGTATACTGACCGGTATTTCCACCTTTAGAATCAGCTTGTTTCATTACAGTAATATGTGAGTGCAACTGCTGCCCGTCGAAATTCAATGCCAGATCTGTAAACACCTGCATACCGGTTTCATAACTTATTATAGGAGGTCGGTCAGTTTTTGCCTCGGTAAATATTACCTGTCCTGTCGCATCATGAGTAATAACAATATTCCTTTGCGCGGCCAGTTCTTTCAAATAATCCTTAATGGTTTGTGATTCTTTCGCAGTTGTCTTTTCGTAAACTTTATTCATACGAGAAGCGACAGCCGGATCAATCACATATTTTAGTTTGAACGGTGTAATTAATTTGTCCGCGATCTGGGCCAGCGTGAGTCCATCGGATTGAAGTGGATACAACTCCGGCGGAATACTGCAATCCTCTAATACTCCCGGTAACGAATAGCCATTAAAACCAACAAGTTCATCTACAGATGAACTTTTAAGTGCTTCGTTTAATATATAACCTGTAAGTAATTTTTGTCCATTATGTTCAACGATCGCCTCATGATAATGGCTTACACAAGCCAGTTCACGATGATCGGGGTTAGTTGGATCAAAGAAAAAATTAAAGCCAAACGAACTGGCTACACTATCATAGCGTAGCGACAAGCTGAAATTATTGAAGAACTCAATATTCCTTACTTTGATCCTATCGTTTATCTTTACGTTCATCTTATCTGTAATACACTATTTTTCTCCCTTTTCTGATCTCAATTATTTCAGAAATTCCCATCGAATTATTCTTTCTCAACTCCGTAATGTTATTATCAGAAGGATCCAAACCATACAGTCTATGGGTTAGATTTATAATATCAGTATCATCCTCTAAAATCAGAGTTCTTTCCTGGCGTGATTGTGAAGCAGTAATAAAAAGTGACGTCACTATATTGTTTACTATATTGCTCAGTGCAATTAGATTACTTGCGTTAGGAATATAGCTATCCGGAGATCCACCGTTCGGCGATTGTAATTCATCAAGATCAGCCAGGTAGTTGTTATAGTTATCGGTGATCTGACCGATAATTGCCAGAACATCACTTTTATTCTGGTAATCCCCTTCATTGGGATTTATGGCAGCCAATGCCTGTGCGGATATTATTGCGGTAGCATTAGATTCGTAGATTCTTTTTCCTGACCTGCCAGTAAGTTTCGCCACTCCGGAACGAAGAGAATTGAACTGACTGGAAAGACCGTTCATTCTGTTCTTAACTCCGTCTATAAATAAAGAGGGTGCATTGATTACATTTTGTAGAGCTCCGATAGCAGTAGACGCCAAGGAAGCTGCAGCATTGATCGCCGCCTGAGCCTTCTTTACTTTATTGATCGCATCATTCATCTGCTGAACTGTCGCCAATAACTTCTGAAGCATTTTAAAAAACTTACTATTGAAGCCTGTCATATCCTCAATATCCTCAGGGGTTGGCTCCTCATCGAAGGCAGCCACGACAGCCTGATCAAGATTTTCCTTATCAAGAGCTATATTATCGGCAGGATTTACCGTCGTTTTTGGGTTGTCCTGGGTAAGCGTTTCAATCATTTCCCCGGTTACCCTTGTCACATTATACTGTGAGTTGTCGTAACTAATACTAACTGGTTGAACAATCAAGGTACCGTACATAGGATGTTCCAATATCCATGCGGTCCGGTCCTCATTGGATTGATCGAACTGATCGGAAACTTCCAGGCAATCCTCTCCGGTAAAATAAAATTCAAAAGAATATTTTCTTCCCTTTGAGGTGGTACGACGTACCATGGTACCGTTAATTTCTGGATAATCGAAAAGCGCTACGTTATAATCGCGTACTTTCGTGGCATTTTTCCATAGCAATGTATACTTACGACCATCGCCGGTAGTAACAGTAAGAGGGGTCTGTATTTTTTCTATCCAACTCATGCTGCGTATTTCATAATTTGTTTTTCCGCCTCCTGAAAGAAGTAGTCTTGTATGTGTTCGGCGCTTAAATTCGCCGCCTTTTTCATGAACCCTGTCTGCTTTACCTTCACAGTACGACCTTCTTCAAAAGTGTAGAGAGGAGTCAATTTAAAACTCTTGCTTTCCCCCATCCTATCAAGAGAATTAACACGCCATACTATTTTTTTTCCTTTGAATTCAGACAATACAAATCCACCCTTACCAGCGAAAATGGCTGACTTGATAAATTTCTGACGTTCATTTACACCTCTGGCCTTCCTTGCATCCACTAACTTTTGGATAGAAGAAAGTCGGTTCATTGGTCGTACAGCTCTTGAATTACTTGAGCTCGCGCGGGCGGGTGCAAGCGGGATGAAAGATTTTTTCTTAATTGATCCTCCATGTTCCTGCTGTTCGAGATCCTGAACGGCGTAATTATTACTTCCTTTTAACCCAGTATTAACCATGGCCACCTGGGAGGCCATATTATTTACATTGAATCCCTTTGCCATGTCCACCCGGCTATTCGCTTTAAAGAAATTAGGATTTCTCTTTTCGAAAATGCTTCCGGAAGTCTGCATCAGAGTGTTCTTTTTCATGTCAAAAGCGACTTTATTAAGGGTAGTCCTGATTGCAATTGGCAAGGCTGACCGGTGGATTTGCTCCAATTTTTTAGTTACATCGGTATTTATATTAACGGTCAGGTGCATTTATGGAAAAGGTACACGACCGAGTGATTCAAGTCAAAAAAAGTCCCAAAGTATGACTAACTTTTATACGTATAAATACCTATTATCCATCTGGTTGTTGTAAATTGGCAAGGAAATTGATTTATTTGCTATATAAAATTTAAACTCTACGCTAACATGAAAAAGTTAATTACAATTCTTGCGATCTCTCTGATCGTTTTTACTGGTTGCAAAAAAGATGATCCTGAACCGGAGGTAAAAGAAAAAATCGTCGAAAAGGAAGTAATCAAAACAGTTACAGTGACCGAAACGGATACTGTTTATTGTATGCTGAAAAGTGAAATAGTGCAAGGCAACTGGTACGTATACAAAAGAAACGAAGACCCTTTGAATTTTACGGCGTCATTTGGAACAACAAGCTATAGCTGGAATAGTGGAACAGTAAATAATATCACTTACGATTCAGATTACTCTACAGTATATAGAAACGGAAATTTACAATTCACAGTGAAAATTTACGACTGCGAAGAAATTGTTTTAACTGACGACCTTGGAGATAAATTTTATATAAGACGAAACCCATAACAAAGAGCCTTCTAACTAGAAGGCTCTTTTCATTGTTCCGTTTACTATAAAACTAACATTCGTTCCGTCAGAAACTATCGAGTCATCAACTGTTAATGTCAATCGACCATTTACATCAACAGAAACGTCAGTTGAGTTTAACCCTTGTGTTATTTGATTCTCCACAAGAAGCGAAGGAGAACCACTAATATCATTTAACTTAAAGATACCAGCAATGGGAAAATTATTAAATGAATCTGGATACAAGTCTAACCCTGATATTTTATTTAGCTTTATAGAAGTATTTACTGTCCCAGTTATTATAGTAATATTAACTTGTAAAGAAAAGTGAATCATATCCCCACTCAAAAGTGTATTTATTCTGGCTGTTAATAAACTGCAATTGCTTACTGAAAAAGCTGTCATACCTGTATTTGTAGGCACTTCTTTTTTTAAATACTTAACAGAGTTATCATTATAATCAGCTAACCCGGAACCAGAATCCCCATAACTTATGGTGATTATTTGATCATCTTCATCGTCAATAATAAAGAAAAATTCCTGACCACCTGACTTCGTAATGCCTCCACCAGTAGAGGCAGGGACAAGATATAATGCACCATTATATAATATCGCACCTTCTGTCCAGTTGGCAGTATTGTTACCACCACTCAATGTTATTTTAACCCCGAACAAAACAATCAAATCATCAGTAGTATAACTATCACCCATTAATGATTGAACTAATACTGCAGCATTATATTTATTGTTCACTTTGAGCAATGCCTGGAACAATTGAAATCCACTATACTCACTTTCCGGAAGATCATTTGCGGTTAATCCACTGGCCGCAAAAAGTTTTGCGAAGAACTGGTGCATATCACCATACAACTCTTCGTTCACAGGAGTACCGCGTTCTGTGGCGTTTCTATCTTTTATCTTACCGAAAGGAAAATCACTATCCGGTTCTAAAACTCTTGTTTTATTTGCTAAGATTCTCATACGTAGTCAATGAATAAAAACCCTACTGTCTGGGTTGGTTTTGTGAATAATATTAATTGTCTGAATTCTTTCTCTCTACTGGCAGGAATACTGGCGAATGATCCAATCGGATCTCCTCCAATAAAGAAAGTACTCCTTAAATTATTACCAGGACTAAAGCGACGATCGCCCTCCTGGGTGATGCTATTGGCTATTATATTATTATATCCGGCGCCATGGTCAAAGTCTCCATGATCGAGTTCTCCATGATCGATAAAATCCAGTATATCCTCAGTATCGTATACATCTTCCGGAAGCATTGTATAATAACTTCCATTGCCGTAATCAAAACGGTTTTCGTAAACGTAAACATCAAATCCCGCAGCGCGTAATTGTCTTTCCAGCCATAAATAATGCTGACGCGCTGGTATGTTTCCAGGGAAAGACATCTTCCGAAGAATCGCCATTTTCCTATCTTCCAGATCTGTCGCAGAGTTGGTGATTATTCCTAATCTTCTCTCCCAATCAGTCGCGTCATCTGCGGAAAACTCTGTATTATCAGGAAGGATACTATTCAGAAGTGCTTTATTATCATTAATCGCCTGTAATTCTGATTCTGCTAATGCCTTGTGAAGCCCTTCCAAAAAGCCATTCGGCGGCATACGAAAGGCTCTACCCTTTGGATATAGGCGTCTGGTAAGCGATAGTATTTGAGCGATCGTAGTCATTAATCGAATGTCACAGAATTAAAATGAGGGATATCACCATTCATAAAAGTGATTGTACTCACTGCCACGTTATCAATTTTCAATGTTACAGAGGTAAAGACAGCGCCTGGATTGGCTGTCAATATCATGGCGATTAATTTATTGGTATCAAGAATATCATTCTTGTCACTCAATATATCAGCACCAGGAACAAACGGACGAATAAGCTTTACCTTCGATTCCATTTCTGTTTCAATAGAATCCTCTATTGAGCTTGTCAATCCATCGAATCCGGTAATTACAACATCTACCTCACGTGGAGTAATAGGAAGAAAATTAATATCAAATACTCCGAGCGGACGACGGCCACGTTCGTTTAGTTCCAGGGTATCGTCTGGATTAAATTCGATAACCTCCTCCACATCTTCCAAAAGCGAAGCGGATGGTGTTCCTTTCCCGTCAGTACTATCGGCTTCTGTTGCTTCTACATATAGATTTATTACAGCGCTTTCTCCGGAAGCAGCGTATGGATATACTTTTTCTACCCCCTGCGCATCGGCCGCCCACAACCTATAATCAGTAGGGGCTCCCCCTTGTGCTTCCAGACGATAAGAATCAATTGTTTTCTGACGGTAATCTTCGAGATCTTCTGCAGCAGCTGGCTCTTCAATAACACTATTAACGATTGCCTCCTGATTGACTCCGGGCAAAGGTGCTGTAGCCGTTAATTTTTCACCTGCTGTCAACTGGCTATCGGTCCCGGCTTCCAGAGCACGAACGGTTATATAATCAGTTTCAGTTTCAAGTTCAAACTCTTCGTCCAGGATAAAGAGTTTCCCTGGGTTCTGCGTATCGTCATTACTTTTAAATGTCGTAGATGCTTTTATAATAGATCCAACCGTTCCAATAACTTCTAATTCATACTCACCCGCGCGGGCAGGAAAAGGAGCCCGACCTAACTTAACCCTTCCAAATCTTTCGAGTGTTCCTCCGATCGCTTCCGGATCTGCGGTGTCGACGAAAATATTCTTCTGAAGGTCCGCAGCAAGGATATAATATAGCTTTAGCTTGGCCGCCTGAACGGCTGCCAGCGCACGAAGGAAATTCTTTGTGATGAGTGGAATATTAATACCATATTCCGCTTCCATAGAAGAAAGAATTCCTGTATACAGCTGCTGTAATGTTGGTATGGTTATCATCTATAAGAAGAAATCATCGTTAAAATCAAAGAAATAGAAGTCACCATCCGACCGTTTTTTGAAGTTCACGACCTTTGTTTTGGTTGACTCATTCACTGGTGTTACATTTATCTCGATCACAAGCCTGTCATCACTTACCAGGTAAACCGATACCTCCACTTTCGCGAAAGGCTTCATGTATTCCAGATCTTTTTTAACAGCATTTTCAATGGAAGCACGACCAGAACTATTGAGTGCTACCGTTTGCGCTATATGCTCGGTGAATGAATTAAACTGTTGGCTGGTATTCCCGTTCATCAAAAGAGAATTTCCCCACCAGTCATAGTTTTCACTTTGCACCTGTTGCTGTTGCGTTGGGAATCCCGGATTACCTCCAAACATTCCCAGATATGGCATATTTTCCACACCAAACACCAGCGCCAGATCGTTGTTCACGAGCTGGATATCACCACCATCCAATGTTTCTGTTAATGCTAAGTCCATTACCCTACTGTTGATGTTAATTTTACCGGAGTGATATTGTTATTACTCTTTACATCAATATCATTTCCTGATTTATTTTTAATAAGCAATTCGGTCTGCTGACGTTGTACTGTTTCGGAGAACATTTTTTGCATATTCGCTTCTTTCTCCGCTTGTGTATTCAGAAGAGGAGCGTTCTTTCGTTGTTCTCCTGATTCGTCGGTGGTTGTATTGACGCCCATTCCCTGACGGAATCGTCCGAGATCTTTTTCTAAATTCACAGCCCACTCAAACCCCGTAGTTTTTGCAATCAATGACACAACTTGTTCGAGAGGCATAAGAAGAGAGTCCAGAATTACCTTCCCAATCGCTTTCAATCCGGCCAATATTCCGCCGTCTTTAAATGCACCAACAACCATATCCCAATTCCTTCGGAATGCCTGGATAAGATTGATCAGCATTCCCATAGGACCGAGTAAAAACGTTAATGCTGCTCCCCATTCGTTGTACTTAGTGACAACCAACGCGATCACTCCGATCGCAATCATGATCCATCCAACCGGATTGGATGCATTGAACAACCAGTTAACCGCAGTAGCCGCAGCTGTAGCCACTCGATAAGCACCCAACGCTATATTATTAGAAACAATAGACTTAGTAAGGGATCCATTTAATGCAGCAGAAACTCCGACCACCACATTGTAGGCAAACAGAACGCCTTGCGTAGCAAGTGTTATCGCTTTCCATGCGATCATAAAAGCAATGACCGAAGCGCCTACAGTGACTACTGTTTCAAGATTATCCGTAAGGAATTGAACCGTACTTTTTATTTTTTCAAGACCTACCCCTACTTTATCGTTAGTGGTTATCATTGTTACCCACTTATTTTTTAATTGTGTGACAGCAACAGTAAGAGTATCGTTCTTTTTTGCGGCCTGAATAGCGGCTTCGCTGGTGCCGGTTACTTCTGTAGTCCACTTTTTAAATAGCTCTACATTTGATAATAGTATCTTGCCGGTGGAAACGTTTTCTGCACCGAACATTTTTGTAATTGCTGCATCCTTTTCCTTAGCAGTGCGGAGTTTATTTATTTTTGCATTCGCTTCTGTTAAAGCTTCGTTAATATTAAACTGGCCTGAAGCGTAACCAACACCAGCAGCCTGTAGTTTTAATAATGATCCCCGTAATTTGGTACCAGCCTCCGCACCGAATACTGATTTGGTACCTAATACTTCGACCAGTGCAACCGATTGTTCAATTGACACATTAGCAGAAGCCGCCACAGAACCGAAGTTCTTCATTGACTCGGCTACCTGTGGAATGGTAGCTGCTCCGACCTTGGTACCAGCGGCTAATACGTTAGAAGCCCTGGCCGCATGTTCTGCGCCGAGACTAAATTGATTCATTACTCCGACCAGGTTAGAAGCCGTTACTCCGAGGTCATCTCCGGATGCCTGGCTTAACAGGATAGCGGATTTAGTTACCTGTCCCATCGCTGTCGAACTCTTTAATAGATCAGAGTTAGCGGATCCAATAACTTCAAAAGCTTCTGCCACAGAAATAGAACTCTCCTTTGTTGCTAATGCGACAGAAGTAATTTCTTGTTTGAATGGAGCAAACTCTTTTTTAGATAAACCAGTAACCGCCATCAGCGAAGCCGTGGCAGATTCATATTCTTTGATGGCATGGGTTGAAAAGGCGATCCCTCCTATGATCGCCGCCGATATTGCTGCAGCACTGGCAAAAGAAAATAACTGCTTAGTCGTTTCAGAAAAAGAAGGCAATAATTTATTGAACGCACGATTAGAACGGTCTACTAAAGACTGTGTTTTAGCCGCCCAACGTTCTGTAGCAGCAATCATGTTTCTTACTACCGGTACATATTTATCGATAGCAGTAAAAACAGTAGGTACAGTAAGCGCTCTCTGACTCATTTTTTTATTTTCAGTTCTTCAATAGATGCTTTCACATCTTTGTACCAGTATTCGAGACCTTCAATATCCAAGTCATCAAAATAAAGGCCGCCGATTATATGCGGCGGCCAATGATGTTCTCGTACAACTGATTTTATCCAGTTGTTTAAGGTCTCGTCGTCTACGTAAAAAAAACTACGATCTCCCTGGCTACCTTTTTATCAACATCCACAAGATGATGAAGGAGGCCTTTATTTGAACTGGTCAGAGCTGCGATGTAAGCAACGAGTCTCTCATCAGCATCACGAGGATCTACATTTTTTAGATATGGGCGAAGCATAAGATCGTTCAATCTTGTAGCGTATTTCAATTCTGTAATACCAGAACTTTCTCCAATGGGGAACAATAGCTTTTGTGTTAATTCAAATGTATCCGGATTAATTGTAAGGGATCCATAACGAACAGCATCGACTATAATGGTGATGCTTTCTTTTTCCTTTTCTCTTTGCGAAGGAAAAATTTTCTTAGCGTCCAGCCAGGCATTCACCTCCTCTGTCGCTTTTTCAATTGATACTACTTCTTTCATGTTATCCAACGATTTTTTTAAGTTCACCGTCGCCGGCTAATTTTATTGACATGGTGGCAGTGTTTCCGTTTGGCTTTATATCACCAACTGGTTTACCTTTACCTCCCCATACGGTACCATTTACGTGACTGATTGTCCAGTCTGCTTTCACAGGGCTGGCCGCGAGTTGCTTTAATATTTTAGCTTCGTCTCTCACGTTGCCGTCCCAGGCAATAGTACCTTCGAACGACCAGCGGATCATATTCATTTGATCGATCATCTCACCACTACCGGTGACCATATTATCGTCATCAACTGAACGTAATCCACCATTATCAAACGTAGAGTCCTCGTTTGATTTCGGATATAAAGAACCAACTCCTAACGTAGGATGGTTGTATGTAATTTCTCGGATATCACCACCAATTGCCATGGTCTATTTTTTTTAAACGGTTCCAAAATTAAATCCTGCAGTTGCGGTAGTAGAAAGAATTCTACCGAACCCGCTTCTCTTATATGAGAATTCTGTTTCCAATCTGTCCGGGTTACTGGTTCCTACATTCACCTGGATTGAATCCTGCATGAATGAAGCTTGTACAACCAATGCACGTTTCGCAAGCGATTCGGCATAAGCGGAAAGAATCTGTTTCCATTGTTTAGGTTTGATCACCTTCGAAGCGGTCACAATATCATTGTCGTCAGCAATAGCATGACCGACAACGTTGTCCTGCTCTAACAGGTAGTAACCGAAGCGGACATTAAAGTCTATCATCAGGTTTCTACAGTATCTGAACTGTGGAGGAATTTCACCTTCAGGGTGATAAGAAGTAACAAAGTCTTCTACTACATACCGCTTGTTATTTAGGCTCACGGTAGAGCATCCTTTTTTAACAATTCTATCACGCTCGTTATACTCTGCCATCAATCCAATTGATTCTGGCGTAGGCATATCAGGATAAGATCTGTTAGCGACATCAAGGTGTGGAGTGTCTTGTGCCTGGCGTCCAAACAATACAGCCATATTTGCTGCAGCTTCCATAGGAAGTCCGTCTGAAAGTGGCGCCGGACAAATGGCGATCGTTACATCATCCGCTCTGCTATCAGTGATAGAAGAAGGATCTTCTGCTACCGATCCGGTGAGTGCGATAAATGGCTTCATGATAATTCCGGTATAGCGTCCTGTCGGAGTATTCGGATCAGGGATACCGTTGAATTGCTCAAGTGCCAGAAGAATATTAGTAACAGTTCCGTAGCTATTGATCACGATAGTATTCCATTCACTACCAAATGCAGCGAGTGCAGTTGCTATTGATGGAGTACCTGCGCCATCCTGGGCGGATTCAATTACATAACTAATACCAAGGTCTTCACCTCCGGTATCAATTGATAATTTTAAATCATCCGCTGTCTTACCTTTCCATTTACTTTCGGCAGTGGCCTCGTAATCATTTTCGGTAACCACAAAAGGACAACCAAGATTATTATTCATGGAATCCGATATCTTCGCTGTCAAGTCAGAAGTAGTATCCCCCTCCTCAACATTGATATCATAGAATGTTCCATCAAGTCCGGTACGTCCAGCAACTTTGATGGTATGTGTTCCGTTTTTTGTGGCGGTACCAGTTGGTGTGATTGTGAAAATTTTTGAAGATGCCCCAACAGCTTCTTCCTGTGGGTAGGCGATTACCGGGATACCACCAATACCACCACCACTGATAGGAAATAGAATCCTACAGATAGCGTAGAATGGTGAACCATATCCAAATAACTGTCCGGCTTGTTGTGCTGAGGTGATCTGAACAGGATCAGTACTTAAATCTTCCTGGTTGTCACTATTGGCTTCTGCCAAAATAGCAATGCGCTGAGGTAGATTCGGACTGAGTGTCGAAAAATTTCCTTTTGCAATTTTGTAACCTACGACCTGTGAAACCCTTTCGGTTCCTACTGCATCTGATCCCATAGTAGAAATGTTTTTAGATGTGTAAAAGTCAAAAGGTTGAGGGTTAGTAAAAAAAAGAGTCCCAAACTTTGGGACTATAATCCTTATTCTCTGCGATCGCTTATAGCTTGGAGGTTTAAGCTGATAACACATGATTAATATCTACCAGATCTATTTTAAAGAGGATCAAGTACCAAGGCTTGACTATACCCCATTTTATAATTCCGACTGTACTGTATTTTTTGAGAACTCTGTGATCAAACAATTGATCCAGGAAAAAAAACACCATGATTCAGAATATTTTGGGGTTGTTAGTTATAAGCTTCGCGAAAAAATTGGAGAGACCTTAACTCATTGGAAGGGTAACAAAAACATAGCAAATACTTCACTGAATAAATTCACCCCCGAACAATTCGAACATGAATTACTAAAAGGAAAACCGGATGCTATGTCCTTTCAGAGACATCTTCCCCACGATAGTATTTCGTATGCCAATAAATTTCATCCGGGATTTTCTAAATATTTCGCAGAAATATTGAAGCGTGTCGGATATCACTGGTCTCCAATGCATTTGAATAATGTATTCTATTGTAATTATTTCGTAGCAAAATCAACAATCTATGAGAAGTATATAAACGAAATGCTGACGCCGGCCATGGAAGTAATGGAGAGTATGCCGGAACTTATGAATAATAGTCACTACCCGCACAAACTTCCTAAACAACTTCAAGAAAAATTCGGAATAAGTCATTACCCTTTTCATCCTTTTCTCTGCGAAAGAATGTTTTCTTATTTCGCACATATTCACAATCTAAAATGTCTGCATTACTAATGGAGGTACTAGTCACATCGTGTGGAAGGTTAGACCTGTTAACACAAACACTAAATAGTCTACAGAGTTGCGGGCATGAACTGTTTGTAACTATACATGAAGATAGCTTATCAAGAGTAGGTCAACATAAGTCCATTCAGATATTCCTAATGAAAGGAGTTACAAAGTATTATTTACACTTAGAAGACGATTGGGTTTTTGAAAACCATTACGACTGGATTTCAGAATCTATAAATATTATGGATAATAATCCAAATATTATAAAAGTACTGGCCAGAAAAGATATGGTACACCCATGTGAATACAACATACAGGTGCCGGGGTCAGATAAAAAATACGGAATTCTTGAGCCATGGAAAGATCACTGGGAGGGTTTTGTATGGCATGGGTTTGGATTTAATCCAGGCGTTACAAGATTGGATTTACTCAAAAGATTTATTCCATTCCCTGAAAAAGAGCAACAACTTTCAGAAAAAATTTACCAGGCAGGTTACAAAACAGCTGCACTTGAAGAAGGTGTATATTATCATATTGGTGAAGGGAGGAGCACTCATAAATGAGAATTGTTTTATATTTTATAAACTGGAATGATAGCTTTTATCTTCCTTTGATAAATGAGCATTACGGTAAATTCTGCGAAAGGATTGTTATGTTCGACAATTATTCAAGCGATGACTCTGTAATAAAGGCGAGGTCGCTAGGATTTGAAGTTCATTCATTTGGAATGAGAGGACAGTTGAACGACCAGCATTATCTGGATGTAAAAAATAAATGTTGGAAAGATTCCAGAGACAAAGGAATTGATTATGTAATTGTCTGTGATGCGGACGAATTCGTCGAACCGGACTTTAAATTTTTAATGACAGATTATCCATCAGCTCCTTCGGTTAAGGGGTTTAATATGATTTCGGATAACATTCCAAAGAACTCTTTTCGGGAAATAAATACTGGTGCTCCTTCGGTTGACTATTCTAAACAGGCCATTTTTTCTCCTGATAGAATCACAGAAATAAACTATGTGCACGGATGTCATCGTAATAGCATTACTGGGAATGTTTCTAATGGTGGAAATACATCTCTGTACCACCTGAGAATGATCGGAGGAATTGAACGCATGATCATTAGACATTCAGAATATAGAAAACGAATGTCAAAATTTAATAAGCAACATAAAATGGGATTTCACTATGAGCATTCTGACGATGCGAAGAGGGCTGAGTGGGATTATCTTAAATCAAAAGCTATTCAATTATGGTAAAAACGATTTATTATAAAGGCGAAACTTATCCAAAGTTTCAGGAAGAAGGGAACGCGGCACAGTTCGCAATACCATTTGCAAAGCATGTATGTAAAGGGCGTGGGTACGATATTGGTTGTAATAAACTTGATTGGTCGTTTCCGGGAAGTATGCCGATTGATCCGGCGCTGGATCCTAAATATCATGCGATGAATCTACCTTATGTTAATGTAGATTATATTTTTTCTTCTCATTGTTTAGAACATGTGGATAGATGGGTGGATGTATTAGATTACTGGTATACCTGTTTGAAAAGTGGTGGCGTATTATTCTTATACCTACCAGATATGTCACAGGTTTACTGGCGCCCATGGCACAATAGAAAACATATTCATGTCTTTACTCCGGAAATAATTTATAATTACCTATACGATAAAGGATATAAAAATATTTTTATATCCGGTCGGGATCTTAATAATTCATTCATGGTTTTTTGTGAAAAATAAAAAAAGTATGGTCATAAATCAATTTCACTCGATCGGAGACATACTCTTTATTGAGCCTATCTGCCGACATATTTGGAAAACCACAGGACAAAAACCTGTATTACCTGTCAGAGATCACCTGATGTATCTATCGGAATATATCGAGTCTGCTATTTTTGTCAGGCTTTCCGAATTTACATTTGATCAGGATTCAATGTCAATGGAAAATCCGAACTATCTTCCTTTGCGGTTTGCAAACCAGGTGATCAGGAAACTTTCTCCACACGATCATAGTGATCTGGAAAATATGATGCTGGATAAATATACATTGGCGAAAATGGATCCTTCATTATGGATTGGAATTGATCTGAAGTTTAATAACGCCAGAGCATTGAAGCTAATGAAACTATTAGGCATTACCCAATCCTCTAAATATATTCTGGTAAACAACTACAGCCAGGCTGGTAAAGTAAAAATTAAACCTTTCAATGCTCATAAATTTCAGGTGATCGAGATGAAGGAGATACCAGGATTCTCAGTGATTGATTGGCACCTGGTTATTTTATACGCACAGGAAAACCATCATGTGAGTACAAGTACTTTTTATCTGATGCAGGCTATCAAAAATAAATTTAATTTTGATTCACGCGTGTTTCTCTATCCGAGGCCGAGCGAAGACGGACTGAGAGGTATTAGTAAACTTAACCCTACTTATAAATTTATAAAATGCGAGTTGGAATAATTATTCCTGACCGTGGCGATCGGCCAGAGATGTTAAAGAATTGTCTTCGGATGATTAAACGACAGACGTTACAGCCTGAGATCATTGAGCTGGTGAACGATCCTCCGGAAAATCATCTATATGATATTACCAAAAGATATCGAATAGGTTACGATCGACTTCGGAATAAAGGACTTGATGTCATCGCTTTTATGGAAAATGATGACTGGTATTCTCCGGACTACTTACAAACAATGGTGAACTATTGGGAAAAGAGCAACAAGCCGGACCTGTTAGGACTTGACCATACCATCTACTACCATATTCGTATTCGCGCGTACTTCACAATGGATCATGATAGCAGGTCCAGTGCTATGAACACTCTAATCAAACCTGACATGGATTTCCCATGGTGTGTAGATCACGAACCCTATACAGATTTATACTTATGGTTGAAATCAAAACTTAAAGGTGTAATCGTTACCCCAGAGAAGGAAATCTGTATGGGTATTAAGCATGGCGTAGGAATGACAGGAGGAAAAAGTCACAGGGATAGGTTACATCAATTTAAATTTAAAGACAAAGATCTCTCCTTCCTGCAGCGAATCACCGAATCAGATCCTGATGGATTTAATTTTTTATCGAGCTACTTTGAAAGAGAAGAGGTACGGTAATTATTTTTTTGAAGCCGTAATCCATAGAACAAAATCTGACCATGTATAGTCTTTTCTTTTAAAGAACTTCGCTAGTATGTGTACAATAATATCTTTTAGCACGAAGTTATAAACACGAACGTCCCAAAAGTGGTTTTGAGAAACGGATGTTTTCTTCTGCCACATACTTGCAAGGACATTGCCGTCTTTTAACTGAGCAATTCTGTGTTCGCTTTCATAGTGAGAGAAGAAATTTTTGTATAAATATTTTCCATCTGACGGCTCCGGATAGTTCATGAATCCGATCGGCTGAGTGTCGTCGGTTCCAGGATTCCATCTTAACCGCATCTGTTCAGCGATATGATCCTTCACCTGGTTCACCTGTACCATGTGGAGTCCTGGTCTTGTACCAAGTTTGAAATTAGGAACGTCACGACCGAGCTTCACAAAGCTGTGTTCTTTTTCTCCCTTTAATCCTACCAAAAGTATTGGAGGATTTTTATCTATAAAGCGGTATGCGTAATCATCGTAATGACCGACGTCAATTCCCCCTATCGCTATACGCCTTCTTTTCCCTTTGTCTGTAGGATACCACGCGGTCATTATTTTTGTGAGTTCCGGCCAGACGCTATTAGGTCTATTATGCTCGTAGGTCCAACGCTCTCTATCCTGTTTGTTTTTTAAAGTATTTTCCCTTGGAATAAAAGTACCAATGCTTCCATGGGTTACAGAGTAGCTGCTTTCGTTTTCTGACCAGGCTACAATTTCATAATCTAATCTTGCATCATCCACCACTCCGTTCAAATCGCAGGCAATTGTCAGCAAAACAATTCGACCGTTGCCGTCCCTGATAGAGAGTGCTTCCGGAATTACTCCATGTGGATATGACCTGGTATTATTCTGCAGATCACTTGCCTTCGGCGCTTCCGTCGCACCTTCGTAAGGCCATCCAAGGTTAAGGTTAACAAAGGTCTGGTGTTTTCCTTCGTTACGTGGTTGCATTGGAGGGTTTGCTTCCAGAAATTGGTACACATAATCCGTCCATCCTGTCATTCCGTGAGGAGAATACAGTGAACTCATGTGGTAGGAGAAGAACGATGGCTTATAAGGTTTGGCTGTTGGCTCCCAATAGCCTTTGTTTACGTACTCCGATTTCCCTGAATCAGTAAATATATTGTAACATTCCTGGCATCTGTAGCCTACTGAATCAGGAATTAGCCGGTCCTCATCGTCCAATTCCCAGGTCATCCCACAGATATCACCATCACGATTCTTTATTGACCATCTCAGCTCAATGAATGTACCGCAGCAAGGACACGGTACCATAAACTTTCGCTGATCTCCTAACTTATATACTTCATAAATATTGGATCCTGTTTTGTTGGCAGGAGAAGAAATATAAAATATTTTTCTGGTGTTGGCGTATGCAGTGAAACGCTTCATTATAAGCTCACGCAAACTTCCATCCTTGGTTATTCCCTTCAGTGCTTCGTAGTCATCCAGGAATCCATACTTATAATCTTCCTGCCTCCATATATCTGAACTGGATGCATGGTCAAGTTTAAGATAACCGCCGAGGAATTCCTTCATCTTATCGGTATCCCCCGACTTTGTGTTACGGGATCTCTGAGCGGAAGACCGGATGAGTGAACGTAGAGAAGAAGCATCGATCATCCCGTCGAGCTTTGACATTGCAGTCTGTAGAAGTTTCTCATGACCGACGGTCATGATTATATTTCCCGGAGCGTTCTTGATTAGATAGGCCAGACCAGGTAAAATAATGGATGCCGTTTTTCCGAACTGTGCTGATCCCATTACCGCGATGTCTCTGGCCGGATCTTCCGGAGAAAGCCGGTCAATAATTTCGCGGGTATACGGTGTCAGGTAATAACTAACCAGTCCAGGGAATGCACCTCCGAGCATAACCTTCTGTTCAGCGAATTCGGATGGCCGGATTGTGGAGATCTGAACACGAGAATTATCTAAAATAGAACTAAGTGTGTGGCCGTAATCAAGCATGATCACCTACCCCTCTTACCGAAGAGAACTCCTCCACAATACTAATGATTGATCTTTTGGTGTTCTCGATCGCTTTGTCTAACCCTTCGTTCAAAAGTCTTTTCAGTTTCCCCCGGATATCAGCGGTCTGTGCATCGGTAAGTTTGAAGTCACCGGAGAACATAATCAGAACATGTTCGATTGTAGTTTCCTGTGTAGATAAAATGGATTGGTTGTGAACTTTAACCAGTTGAGTAACCAGGTCGATCGGTACCAGCTCACCGGCTTGCTTGGCATTATAGGTTTTTAATTTTTCAACCTCCTGCTCCCGCTTCTCTATCTCAATTTCTAATTTCCGCTGTTCGAGGTCGTATTTTCCGGAGTGGTTACTGCGGGTTTGTTTGGATGGCGTAGCTTTATTACTCCTCTTGTCGGTTAACAGGGAGAAGTCCGGATCTTCCGGGACGATTTCTATAGGGGTAGGTGTTGTTTTTGGAGGAGGCTCTGCGGTCTTCTTCGCTTTTTTCTCCTGCATCTTCTTCAGAAAATCCTGATTCTGAAGGATAGTATCATCAATAAATTCCCCGGAAAGGATGATCTTACCCCTTCCTATATAGGTATTTATGTAATTTGTATTAACACCACATGCATCAGCGAATTGAGCGCGTGTGTGTAAAGCCATACTGT